TTTTGTCAGCAAAATCTGTAGCTGTAAAATTAGAATTAGTTATAGATGAAAATGTAGAAGCATCACCAAATAGTATTATATCGCCAGCGGAAAAACTGTGAGTTCCTGAAAATGTAATAGTTACTTCCGGGTCATTATTAGTTGTGCTAAAACAATTTGTAATAGCTGTACCTGATGGATTAACTAAAGGATGGATATCGTAGTATACTCCACCAGAATATACATATAAAATTCTATTAGTTCCTATAACTGAAAATTTTGTAGAAGCTGTATTAACAAAATGATGCAAACCTCTAGCAACACCAGTTAATTTTGATTCTCCTAATTGACTCCAACCACCTATTTTTTCCGGTGTACCATATCTAAAACGAACATTTTCTCCGCCTGTCCATTGAGACTCAGCACCTGTTGATGTGACTTGTTTATTAAACCCCGGTAGGAATCCTAATTTTTGTAACATATAACCTCATTATAATACTATTTTACAAATGATGGTAGACCCAACATAGGTCTTCCGTCAAATCTATTTTTATCAGCAAATGGGCCATTCACATGATTATAATGTAGAAATACTTGACCGCAAATGTTCCCGTCAAAAGGCTCTCGCCAATGTTCGAGTTCACAGCCACTATATACTAGCATATCTCCTACTTCAAGCAAGACTTTTGTGCCTTCAGGTGCATTAGGCTTATGTATATTTTTCCGTTCATCAATAACATTATTAGCACCAGTGCCATCTATAAATATAGGCCAAGGATTACCACCTAAATTAATTGTAGTTGATATTTCACAACTAGGTCTATCTTTATGTCTTTTTAATTCATCACCTTTTTTATATATTCTAGCGTATGAATAAGTTGGAATTAAATTTAGGCCTGTTTCTTTCTGCATTATTGGTAATACTTTCACTAACAAAGTCTCCATTACCTGATCGCCATAATGAGAATAAGTGTTTGGAATCTGTTGATCACTCCATGTGCCCCACATTCCATTATCCCAAGTTATGTTATGTTTATACATAAACTCAACTGCATCACGTTTAAGTAAAAAATAATTAAATATAAAATTAGCTAACTCAGGATTAATTGCTTTTTTGATGACTTGATATTTATTGAACATTAGTATGCCTATATTGTTTTTTTTCTTTTACTAATAGATCTTTATTATCATTAGGTAATACTTTAATTTCAAATTCTTCCATACCTAATTCTAACCCTGCTATATACCTTCTCATACCTATACATATTTTATACATATTATTTTCTTCAATACATAAAATAGGATTTATTATTCCTTTTTCCCCTATATCATCTCTTAATTTTTTATAGCTATCACTATGTCTTTGACGATCTTGACCTTCTAAAGTATTTAAATCATGATTACATTTTCTAAACATTATTTTATCTTTGTGAACTATCATTCAAAACCTTTCTGTAGAAAATTAAACGATATAGATATCCTTAAATATTCAGATTTATTTATTGCAACTCTGTGCCATAGCCACGCAGGAAACATTAAAAGTCTTCCTTCTTTAGGTTCAATAACTGCTTCTCTCCATACATCTTTAGGAAGAGGTTCATTTTTTCTAATAGGTTTAATTTGTTGAACACCAGGTCTAGGGTCAACTATAATTAATTCACCTGAGTTTTTTGGGGCTGTTACATAATATACCCCACTAAATAAACAATTAGGATGTATGTGAAATTCGTTAGCACCACCAGGAGGATTAATGTTAGCCCACATATTACCTAGAACAGGTTGTCGGTCTATACATTCTTCTTTGTATATTTCGTTTTGTAAATTATAAAGTTCTTTTACTAAAGGTCCATATTCGTTATTTTCACCTTGTATATTAGGTGAGTGCCATCCATTTACATTTGTTTTTTTAACTCCTTTTTCTTTCTGACTCCATTTAATTATATGTTTACCTAATTTTTCATTATCTAATTCTAAATCTTTAGCGTAAAGAGATGTTGGAAAAAAAGTTTCTTTCATCATTTAAAAGGTTTACCTCCAAACCAAACAACTAAAGATTGTCTTACTCCTCGTTTTACTACATTAACTCTATGATTTAAAAAAGAAGCAAAACAAATTGCATGCCCTTGTTTTAAAGATTTAAAATTATTTGGCCTCAACAATTCTAAATCTCCTCCTTCAAATTCTGAAGGATCATTTAATAAAAGAGTCATTGATATTTTTCTAACCGGAGGTTCATGACCCATAAAAGTATCAGCGTCCATATGCCAATCATAAAAACCACCTTCAGGATATTCTGTAAATTGTGCTTGTTCGGTAATTCTAACATCATCAAAACCAAAATGATTTAAATTAGCTTTTTGAATAAAAGTATCTAAAGCATCATACATTGGAGGAAGCGTTTCAAAAGGAATCCAACTAATAGTTGTAATTCTTTTTTTAGTATCTATTACTCCACCTGGTTTTGTTCCAACTTCAGCTTTTCTTGGAGGTTGACTTCTTCCTGCTTGTATGATTTCTCTACATTGTTCGGGAGTAAATAAAGGACTGTTTGTTTCTATGACCCAACTTTTCCATTTAGGTTCTCTTATTTGTTTATTGTGATACATAATATGCGCTTTGATTTCTTAATAAGTTATAATGGACATCGCAATTAGCAGCTAATGTTCTTCTAAAACTTTTGCCATTAAAAGGATTTACACAATGTCTCATATCATATGGAAAAACATAAAAGTCTCTTTCTGCCATATCCGGCATAAAATCAGTATTAGCAAACATTCCAGATGCCGATCCTATTAAAGTTAATTTTCCATTGTTAGGTTCTTTAGTTGCAGAATATTCTACACCAAAATTTTCAGGTAATTTTAAAACCATGACACTTGATAAACCACTATTCAAATTACCGTGATGAATATGAATAGGATTGTATTCGTGTTCTTTCATTTCATTAACCCAAATAGAATTTAATCTAGTTCTATGCTCTATTACTTTGTTAAATTTTAAATAGTGTTGAAACGTTTCTTCAAACCATTTTAAAACTAAACTAGGTAAGTAATTATGTTTTTTTTCTATCGTCTTCATTTTTTCCACCATAGAATAAACTATGTTCTTTTTCTATTTTACCTACTAATTTATCATTAGCTTTAGGTAGTTCATTATTTTCATAAATACTATTTATTGCTAAATAAATATCCAGAGGGACATTATATTTTAAAATAGATTGACCTAAAAATGTAAAACTATATTTCATTATAGCTATTCAGGTTTAGCTCCAAGATTAGAGCTAGACGATATAGCTTCTTTCTTTTCAGTTCCTAATTGCTGTTGTCTTTGTTTTTCTTTTTCTATTCCGTCTAATTGACCTAATACATTAAATATTTCAGGCTGTGTTGAAGCAGCTGATAATGTATTTTTTCTATTAATCATTATTTTATGATACGATTCTAATTGATGTAAATTTACATCGTTTTTGTCAAAAGAACCATCATCAACTTCTTTTTTAATTTGAGACCATAACTTTATTTCTCGCATACGATCTTTTGCTGTTAACTGCATAGATGCTTTATAAAAATTTTTTTCATCAATTTTAATTTGAATTAATTCTTTTTCTAATTCATCTGTTTCTTTTGTTAATTGTTTTTCTAACTTTTTAATTTCAACATCTTCTTTTCTATAATCAAAAGACAAAGTCATTAAATTTTCTAGATAAACGTTTTGTTCTCTAACAGCTTGCCAATATTTAGCACCTTTAGTTGGATATTTATAATCGTTTAATACTGAAAACCTCATTTCAGTTTCAGTTCTAAAAACTTGTTTCTTAGTCCAAGTGTCTCTTAGTTCGTTAGTTAGTTCTTTAAATGCGCTAACATCTTTAGGATCAAGCAAATTATTTAAGCTTGGTGCTTCTTTTTCTATTAATGCATGTATATTTCTTTTTTCTGTCATATAGTCCTTTCGTTAAAGATTAGACTATATATTCTAACAAATAAAAGTCAACTATTAAGATGAAGTAAATGTAACTGTTGCAGGACCTGGCGCTGAATATTCTTCAGTAGCTCCAGTAAAAGAAGGAGAACTACCAGTTGCACCACCGACTATATATCCATTTGTTTGAGTAGGAGAATTTCTAGAAGCACCCATACCATAAGTTCTAGCTGTTGATAAATTTGTTCCTGCAGTCCAAGATGTACCATCAAAATTTTCTACTGCAGTTGCTATAGGACCGGGACCTCCACAAGCTATTGTAGCTGCCGTTTCAGGACCAAAACCACCTGATTGACCTTCTTGTCGTGCATTATTTAAAGCTCCTTTAGCTGTCCACGCAGAACCATTAAACGTAAAAGTTGATGTGCTTGGAGAAGGGCCATAACCTCCAGCCATCCATGCCTCTGATATTGTTCCACTTCCTGCAGCATTGTATTGCCCTACGGGTAATGCATAAGGATTAGTTGTCCAAGCGGTACCATTATAATTATATACGCCGGTTAAACCAGCAGGAGG